CTCAACAAGTTTTTTCTTGAACAATTAAAACCAAAAAATAAGTAAGTCAATGAGTATCCCTGAATTTTACCTCTCTTTGAGAGAACCAGGCTTGATACATCAGGGAGTTAATTTTCCAGACTACAGATATGTTGTGGTTAGTAGCGTTGACGTCCCAGTAGCTAAATTGCAGAAAGTAGATGTTGTGGGGAAGAAATCAGTGATTTGGAATTATAAAGATCCTGTGCCCTTTTGTGATCAAAGCTTTGAACTAATATCAACTCAAGCAGACAAGTTCCACCATGAATTCCCTTTCAAATTGATTAAAAATGCAGGGACAGACCAGAAAATGTCAAAGCATTTCAAGTTGAGACTTGGCACTGACTCTGATAATCTGACACCAGATCTAATTTGGGATGTTGGGGATGTTACCTATGTTTTGGAGTTTACAACACTTAGGAGCAATGATTATGCAAAGGCAAAAAAAGCGTTTGACATAAAGAGGAATTTGTACCTAAATTCTCTTGAAAACTACTCCAAACTTCTGGATGGAAGAAAGATCATCTTCTACGTAGTTGTTGTTGGTTCAGAAGTATGCTTGACCAATGCACCTTTGAGTCCTATTCAGTGTCAGTTCCTGTCCTCTAGATTTAAACTAGCATGGGATATTGAGGAGTTTGTGATGAAAAATTTCAATGAAGCTTGGATGTACACTCAGGATGAGATGATGGATCACTCTAGGATTCAACAGATAATGGTTTCATTAGCCCCCACCTCAAGAAAACCAAATGAGTACTTTACACCTGAATTCTCTGCTTTTTGCAAAGATCAAGACTTTGACCAGAGGCGTGTTGAAGACTGTGTAAAATCGGCTATGCAAAGATCATTAGTCAGGCTAGAAATGGAAACTTACAACGGAGAGACAATCACAGTCAATTCCTATAACACATTAATAGAGAAAGAGAGAGCTGATAATTTAGCAAGAATGGAGTTACGACAGCCTAGGTCTTGCCGAACTGACTTCAAGAGAGTGGTAACAGTCCCAGGTTGTACTTTAAAACCAATAGAAGGTATTACAAGGGAAAGAATAATAAAGTTGAAATGTCCTAATGAACCTATTGGTTACATGCATAGAGTTATTTGGAAGATACTTCAACAAGTTACCTATGGAGCAGTTGACTTGAGACCTGACAACATTGATGACATTGTTTTCGAAGCTCTCTTCCCCAATGTTTCACCAAAGATAACTTCAACTGAGAAATTTAAAGCTAAAATAGACCTCTCTCCAGAAGAAGAGATATACTTAGCTTTGCATGGAGTTCAAGCTAAGGACTTTGATGACAATGCTACTATCCAGGAGAAAGCAAAGAAGGACAAACATTCTTTCTCTTTTGAAGCCCCTGTTGGTGATATACAAGACTTCATCAAAGACACTGAGTATCTCAAACCTAGTTTGGAAGAATTTGTTAATCCACATACTGAGAAGATCATCAAGAAAGCAATGAAAATGGCTATTAGTGAGAAAATGAAGTGTATTGGTGATGACCCAAATGAGCATGAAGAAAATTTGATATCTGAAGGGGTGAAAAAGACCATGCAAAAAAACAAAATTCACAAACACAAGAGGTACAAGAAGATGTCTCATGGGCAAGTGGAAGAAGAACTAAAACGGAGAGCTAAACGAAGATTCAAAACACAAAAGAAGGAACTCTCTGCTGGGATTAAGATGCTGAAAAGGTTTAAAAGAACCCCTATGTATCACCATGCTAGTTTAATCACTATTATGATGACAGAATTGGCAGCCTCTGTCAAAGCTGGTGTGAAACATAATGAGTTCCTCATCAAACCTCTCAGAACATTAGACGGGTGGTTGATTTTAAAGCCAACTAACTCTCAATCACACATATTTTTTTCTCTAGTTGCAAAGAAAGATGCTATCACTTCAATTGGTTATGATACTCTCTTTCCTCCAATGAATGTTTTGGGAGATTATGTTTTTAGCAATTTCAAGTCAGTTCAGACAGACAGAATTGATCACCTTTTAAAAGCTCAAGCTATGTCAATGGTTTTATTGATAGCAAACATTCGCAGAATGAAAGTGCCATTTGATGAACTCAAGAATTTTGATTGGCTAAGTGACCCTGTTCTTTATCAGAATATGTTATTCCAATGGTTGACATTCCTTGAGAACAAACCCAAGACAGAAGAAATCATAACACTTAGCAGATATGCATACATGGAAAGTTTCACGTTGCCTGACCACAAAATTCATGCTAGGAAAATTTTATCCAAACTACCAGCTGTGAAGAGGTCCAGACTGCAAATATACTACATACAAAGATTATGTTCAGCTATTGATATACTTGATTCTAATAAACTTAGATGGGAACCAGACAATCATAAATGTTTATTTGATACAATAACAGGTTTACCCCTCAGCGATATCAATCAAAAGATAGATGAGTTTTACCATGGTTATGTGGGGTCAAAGACACTTAAGTCTGAACAGAACTCTGCTGTTGACCTTGCTGATAAGATCATAACTTATGAGCAAAAATTTCTAGATAATCCAAGAAGGAAAACACTCCATATGACAGAACCAGAGAAAACACCAACTTGGCATGAATATTCACCAGCGTTTATAAAATACTTAGCCAGCAGGGGTAGGAGTCACTTGGAGAAGAAGTTAGGTGAACATTGGAAGAATCAGATAAATCGAGAGATTAAGATTGCACTTTCTAGAATTTCTTTTGAGGTGATAGCCACTTTAAAAGCATCTGCTAGGTACAAGGGTCAAGATAACCCAATAATGACTGAGGCTGAACTAAACCATTTTTTGGATGTTGAAAAAGCTGGTAGAGCTAGACCTAGGGTTGCAAAGGCACTCATAGATTTCCATGAATATGTTGAAAAGAAAGGAGGTGTCTCAACAAATTCTCCAATTGAGATTCTGACTCATGCTTTGAAATACCTTGAAGACAAAGAGTGCATCTATGTAGACTTATTCAAAAAACCTCAACATGGAGGTTTGAGAGAAATTTATGTCATTGAGATAGCAGCACGTATAGTTCAGTTATTCTTGGAGACTATTGGAAGAGTATTATGTTCCCACTTTGAATCAGAAGTCATGACTCATCCTAAGGGCAAATACAAAATCCCTTTGGAACATGGGCACAAGATAAGAGAAACATCAAAGGACTACTTAACCATTAGTCAAGCTGGAGATGCAGCTAAGTGGAATCAAGCTCACTTTGTTCCGAAATTTGCTACCATGTTAATGCAAATACTGCCTGAAGAATATCACAATTTCGTTTTCCGTGGTACTTCTTTATGGGTTAATAAGGATATAATGTTACCTCCTGAGTTGATTAAAACATTCTTTTCTAGTGGAACCAGCAAAACTTCAAAGCCTATGTTTGGAATGTTAAAATCAGTCTTCTTTGGTCAAGAGTCTAAAGAATACATGGATAAGTATGAAGTTCACATCAAAATTCAATCTGGGATGATGCAAGGCATTCTGCATTTCATATCTAGTTTGTTGCAGACTCTATTACAACTTGTTACTAAGGAGTTCATCATTGACACTTTCCAAAACAAATTGAGAACTGATGTTATTGTTTCATCTGAGGAAAGCTCAGATGATTCAGAACTCTACATTTCAATACCTTGGGATGGGAAACTTCATGGTACAGCTATGGATATTCAAAAGAGGAATCTCTTTTATGCTAGATTGTTCTTGAGATTGAAAGAAGAACTTGGTTTGTATGCAGGCATATTTCCCTCGTATGAGAAAACAACAAATGATCTGTATGAGGTTGGGGAGTTCAACAGCGAGTGGTTCTTCAAAGACAGGTGGGTCAGACCAACCTTTAGATGGGAAGTTGCTTCTTTATCATTAAGTATGTCAGAGTGCTTAGTAGAAAGACAAGAAGAATTTCATAATTTAGTTTCAGACATTTTAGAAGGTGGAGGCACAACATATGAATGTTTCCTAATCCAATATGCTCAAGCCCATCTGCACTATACGCTGATGGGTCAGGATTCAAATCCAGTATATTCTAGATATGCAGATTTGTTGATGAAGTTACCAGACCCTAGCATGGGCTTTTACATTTTCCAGCCAGCTTTTGCATGTGGTTTGGCAGGTTTTAAGTTCGCTCTATACATGCTCTGTAGAAATGATGAAACTTACTCAAGATATGTGCAACATTGGCTAAGTAACCAAGACGAGGCTGTTCATGGAATTACAACAAGGATAGGAACCATGATTCGAGGAATGAGTTTGCATATGGGTAATAGAAGGTTATTTTACAACTTTTTTAGTGGTTTGCATTTACCTAAAGATTGGAGAGACAAATTAGAGAAAGACCCTCAAATATTATTTCGAGATCGGCCAGAAAATTGGAATGAAGGTCAGATAAGACTAGGAGCTAAGTTTTGCTCTCCAAGCATTGTTTCATCTATCTCAAAGTGGCAACCTACATACAGACTCATGGCTGCTAGTATTTACATCTTAAATAGGCATGTAATATCAATTGGTCATGGTTGGGCTTTTGAAGAGTCAAAGAAGAGATCCATACTATGGCTATTAACAGAAGGGGTTCGACAAAGCAAGAAAGGCGGATTCATTACTGATTTCAACATGAAAATGATGTTTCCAATGATAGATCAGTACGAATCACTCATAAATTATGTTGAAGAACTCACAAACAACTCTACCATTCAAAGACAGGAATTATCCATCAAAGCTCGTAGCCACATCACTGTATTTGATCAAATGAGGGAGTTTGTTCACCCGTTACTGAAGATGGTTAGACAAAAGTGGTTTGGAGAGAAATTGATAAGCTCATCCATAGCCTTCTTCAATATGACTTGGTTACAATATAAAGGGACTTTCCCTTGGCTTAGAGATACTTATGAAGATACTAAGACAGCTCTTAGAGCAAAAACTGTGATAGAAGTTTATAACATGGTCTCTCGACTTAATGTTAAAGCAAGACAAATTTTCTTAACAGCAAGTTCTGCAAAGAGAACCGGAGAGAATAGTCTATATCCAACCATGACAAGAATCTTCTGGCCTTCCACTAAAGTTTTGCCAACCAACTCAATAACTTCCCACTACCAAGAAGTTGATAGATTTGATTATACACACCCTTTATTATGTCTCACAAGACTGCCATTACTTAAAAATGATAGAGAATTTTGGGCTGCTGAGATTCTTAAAAGTGGTAATTTGCCTACTGCAGGAATGTTGGATGAAAGGATGTCAACTTTAAAGATCATGTCCAAGTTTGTGAGCATGATTTATGAGAGCCCAATGGAATTAGAACAAGATATTGCTAACTCTAAGTATGGGATGATCGGGTGGTTTGATACAGTACAGCCTCTATGTAAGACTGAAAGAGACTATGAAAGAAACCTTGACAGAACCTGGCCTATGTTTAAAACTTTTATATCTGGCTACTATGGTCGAGGAGTTTGGTATGGGAAAGTTGGTGAAACAGTTGTAAAAATATATGCCATGGATGACGAAGTTGAACTAATTGTCTTGAACACCCTAGAACATTTGGAAGAGCTTTGCCCAATGCTGGAGAACTTACTCATAGATTTTAAATGGAAAGTACCTAAGAAAGGCTTCTTGGTAGATACTATAGTCTATACTGGTAGGAAAGTGACTGAGGGTGGAGATGGTGTTGAAGTTGAGCTGAATGAAAAGATGCAGTGGAATATTGACTCAAAAATGTCCTTGGATAAAGTCTTATTTGACTTTAAAGAAAACACACTCAGACTATTGTATGAATCTCAACCAGGTAGGTTTTCAACTATTCTTCGCTTTTTCTTGAGAGACTCTGATTACACAACTATGGAGGTGACTCATCCTATCAAAGATCATTTCATTAAAGCTTGGATCAATGGGAAACCAATGGACTACCATAAATTTGTAAAATACTTCTCTCCCTTATTTAATGAGTCTTTTGAAAAGAAAAAAATGAGCACATGGTATGGTTTTGATGTTCCAAACCTTAAAATATTTTTTGAGAGGTATCTGAAAACTTCTGATAGGTTAACATTAGGGCTTCAAACTTTAGGGAAGAAAGAAGTGGATCCAATGGAAGCCTATTGGGATACCTACAACACTTTTGACACATACATGGACCAGCCTGATGAAATCATAACATCTGCTTTAGAAGACTCTTCCTTGTTACCCGGAATGCTTCTAGATGCAGTGGACAATAACTTCCTCAACCACTACAAAACTTCAACTCTCTTAGCTAGTTTAGAAGGTAGCCAAGGGTTCGATTTCATATCAGATCCTATAAAAGATGTGGTCACAAGAGTTTTCTTAGAACATCCCATCTTAGATTCTATCATCTCAACTCTGTTTAAAGTAGACCCATACTTGACTTTACAGGCTTTAGCAAATAGGGAATATTACCTATCTTTAATTCCTCCTGTTAAAGCACTATTTAACTTTTTGGGCTTCACCAAGAGGAATTTTGATTTACCTGAGGCTAATGATGCTACTCTTAGTAGCGAGTTGCGGAAATATCTCTCTGATTTCTCAGAGAGTCCATAGTTTGTCAACAACAAAATAGTAAAGAGTTAAGGTTCTAACTTTGGCCAATTCATAGTTTCTGTTTCCAGTTATCCATTATATAAATATAATGAG